CCATAGCGGCACCTTGATTTAAATCCGCAATACCTCCGTCTGTTACCGTAGCAGACTTTACATCAACTTCAGTATCTTTTTTATTATCTTCAGTTTTTTTGCTAGGCTTGTCATCATCTTTAAACATGAGGTCTTCTAAAGTATCCAGAATTTTTTGTTTATCTGGAGTCATTTCTGGCAATATCTCTTTTGCTTTTTCTGTAACTGGTTCTAAAAACTGCGGTAAATTTTTTATACCCTCATCAACTTTTGGAAGAATAACATTGTCTCTTAAATTTACTGCATCCTCTCCAAACAAACCGTCTATTCCCTCATCTAAAAAATCTTGTTTTTTTTGGTCATAAAACTGTAAAAAATCATCTTTTATACCACCAAAATCTATTGATTTGTCTGGCTCTTTTGCTGTGTCCATAGGGGTTGGCGGCTCTGTACCACCAGCGGTAACGCCAGCTGGATATTCTCCAATGTTTGTTGTTATTTGATTTACTATATCTGGATTGGTTTTTGCAATATTTTCTGCAGCATCAATGACATCTGGGTCATTTTCAGACTTACCTTTAAATAAATTTTGAGTGGAAATTAAATATTTAGCAATGGTTTTTACTACTGCATCATACAAACTCACATCACCGCCATTGTCAAAACCTAGTGCCATAGGTAGGAAGCCTTGAGTAACATTCATATTACTGCTAGGCACACCTCTTCTAACCGCACCACCATTAGCGTATCCCACAGGATTTGTACCCATGAAAAAATTAAGGTGCTTTGTCTGGGGTAATGTCGTGTTAAAGCCGTTTATATTAGCCTGTAATCCTAATCCTTTTTTCATTGTTTAACCTCCAAACGGTGAGTATCCTAATTGTGCTGCCGTACCTAGTCCAGCCATACCTAATCCAGCTAATTGCTGAGCCATGCTTGGACCTGGTTGCTGTGAGTACGCTGTTGTCATTTGTGCTGCTGGTACACCAGATAGTAGATTACCTAAAGTTGCAGCCTGTGTATATGGGAATTGTTGCTGTCTCAAGAAGTCTTGATATGCAATATCCATACCTCTCTGTAGCTGCTGCTGACCTTGTAGTCCAGCTTGACTTAATCCAGCTATTCCTTGTCTCTGTAAATTCATCTGTTGTCCAGCTAGGTTAGACATCTGCTGTCCGCCTGCTAATTGCTGTGCACGCTGAGATTGTGCGGCAGCTAACGCCTGCTGATAATTTTGTCTCGCTAAATCTGTAGCAGTTCTAGTCTGTTGTTGTCTTAAATTTCTGAGTCTCTCTGCCTCTTGAACGCCAAATCTTGACCCACCGAAAGCACCAGCTCTCACGGCAGCGTCTGCGGTTCTCTGACCTTCAATATCGCTTCTTCTTCTCATCTCATCTAAAACATTTCTTGTTACTGCATCTTGGAAGGGATTCATGTAGTAGTTAATATCTTGACCTGTTATGGGAGAGACAGCTAAAGATGTTAAACCACGAGCTTGTTGTAAATCAGGTTGAAATGCCTGTGCACCCTGAAATGCTAATTGTCTTGCAGCTTGTTGTTCTGTTGTAAGAGGAGCTAGTCTCTGACCGCCATAGGGCATATATTGCACACTAGGGTCAGTTACAGCTGTTGCCTGTTGTGTTAATTTTTTATAGGCATCCTCTAAAAATTGTGGCAACTCACTCTTCTGAGTTGTCGTATATACTGGTGTTCCAAAACACATTTATTTATACCTCCAAATGTTTCCCATATGTTTGAAGCCTAATCTTTCATATAAGGCTGGCTTATCCCTACCAGAACTCACTGGCAAAAGGATTGTTAAATCTTTATTTTTTGCGTAATCTTTCATTTTTTTTATTAGACCTCTAACTATTTTAAATGTTCTGTACTTAGGCAAGATGTATAACCAAGTCTCAGCTAAAAATTTTTCTTTACTAAACCACCATTCTGTCTCCATAGCACCCACGCTACCCACTAGCATCCCATCTAGGTAAGCGTTACTAATGAAACCATTGTCAAAGTGTTGCTGTATAGTGATGGCAACCTTGGCTATATCAGCCTCTGGATAAATATCTGCAAACTCTTCTCTAAATACTAATAAAAGTTTTAGTGTTTCTTGTAATTCGTCTGTGTTAGGCTTTTTAACTTGGAACATTAGATTCAGCTTTGTCCATCATTTGATATAACTTCTTTGCTCCAGCCGCTCTGCTGCCATTACCAAAACCTCTAACGGCTCTGGCTGTCATGACAAACTCTCCATCGCTTAGCATTGCTGGGATATCATCTGATTTCTCCGTGCCTGGACCTAAACTCATTCCTCCACTTTGTCGTAAATCCATTACTCCACCATTAGCTACTTTTGGTATGAGACTGCTCTCTACTTGCATATCCTCAAAACCTTCATAGTTAGATGGTGCCTTTGCTAGTTGTTTTAATATTAAATCTTGTAGTCTAGCGTCACTCTCGTCTGGGTACATCTCTTTCATCTTTCTCATGTACTCATCCATTTGTAATCTAGATATAGTTGGAACAGCCGCACTAGCTGCCGCTGCCACTGGGACTGCTGCTTTGCCTAGCACTCCCCCTAATTTACCACCTAAAAATTTACCGCCAGCTCCAGCCGTTAGTCCAGCGGCTAGTGCCTCCCCTGGTTTTGCTCCAGTTAACAAGCTACCGATACCACCCCCTAATGCAGAAGCTAGAAAGGGTGAACCTGGTGCTATTAAACTACCGATACCCGCTCCTAAAATAGGTGCAGCCAGTTTGGCAATATTTTTTAAAGATTTAAATATACTCACTATGTCATCTCCAATATGGAAGCTATTAACTCAATGTCGCTCCCTGTTGTTGTTGCTTTTAAAACCTCTGAGGATTTTAAGATTAATGGTGTTGGCGAACTAACAGAGGAGTCTGCAGAGTTTTGGTCTAAGTTACCAGAAGCCAAAATCTCTTGTGACCTTTTACTTTGTATTGTTCTGTTTAGTTCTACATAATAATTGACATTATTCGTGTCAGTTACAAAAATTGAAATAGTTCTGTCAGTTGTCTCGTCTGTGTTTGTTACTCTTATAGATTTTACTATAGATGTCCCAGCTGATGGTGCTGTGTAAAGTGACTGGGTGCCTCTTAATTTTACCTTTGCATTAGTGTATGTATTAGTTGACATTAATCTCCACCCATAAAAAACATAAATCTCTCCATAACAACCTTGTTTTCTTCGGCTGTATAGCTAGTGTTAAGAGTTAGCACAATTGTCTCTATTGCCCTAACTAATTCGTTTTGTTGTTGAACATTATACTCCTGTGATGGTGAGGGTAATCTGACGTTTGTTATCTTACTCATCTTTTGCCATCTGGTTGTACTTCAAATCTTATTGTACCCAGTCTCCAATCTTCATTAAGAGCATCATTGTTAATGTTATTGTACCCATTACTCTCCAATCTCAAAGCAATTTGTCTACCTCTTGTTCTGGTATTTATCTTTGTACTCGATGTAGAGTAATAAAAAGGACCTTTTTCAGTCTGTGTATCGGTAGGGAAGTACCTAGATTTAAGGCTAATGTTAACATTTCCAACTTGGTCTTTAAAATCTGGTATTATTTTATTAACAAACATAATGTCATCACCATCACCTATATCAAAATCACCACTCTCTATAAAAGAGGTCATAGTTGAGCCGTCATCATTTTTACCACTCTCGTGAATAAATAGTGTGGTGTTGGCAGAGCCATCGTATTTAGTTGCGTAAGGCAGGGGATATGTCCCAGAGTCTATCCATGTACTTCTGTCTAAACTACCTGTATACCACAATCCCTCTTGATAATTGTAGATAACATATCTGTCAATCTGATTAGATGCTTTAGAGCAGTAAAACCACCAAATCTCACCATATGCAGAGTTAGAGCCAGTCCACACCTGCTCATACTGTGTGGTGTCTATATTATTAAAAACAAAATCTTCCACAGAACAAGGTAATTTTCTCACTGTTCCGTCAAATACAAAGAATGCATCAGAACTCATCCAGTACGCTACGCCACCAACGTCAATCATACAGTGAGGACTAATAGCACCACAGTTTGAACCTAGCTGTTGAAAACCAAATACAAAGGGTGCACCAATAAATGACATACCGTGTGCTGCGGTGTCTGTCAAAATTAATATCTGACCTCTTGTTCTAACCGCTGTTACTATTTCACTACCTCCCACTATTCTCTGAGAGCCAGCTGAGTTGGTAGCTGTTGGTGTCCACTCTGTTTCGTCATCTTGTGTTGACCATCTTATAAACATTGGGTCTTGTGTGGCTGTGCTGCCAATAGTAGTTTCTGTCCCTAGACAGATAACGTGTCTGTCTGGGTTAGATACAATCATAAACTTTGACTTGGTGGGTGCATTAGATACTGCTGATGCTACATTGGATGCAGTTTGTATACCACCAGATGTATCCCAGATATATAAACCACCGTCTACATCTAGGGCTAATAAGTCTTCACCCCAGTTGTCTAACGCCCAAGAGCGTAAAGCTATGGTCACAGAGTCTGATGTATTTGGGCTATCCCATGTTTGACCAGAGTTCCATGTTCCTGTACCCCAGCCATATCCAGATAAAGCTCTGTCTCTACCAGCGGTAATTTCATACTGAACTGTACAGTCTCCTGTAGTTGATACAGAAGATGATGCATTTGTCCCAACATCAATAGTGTAAGTATTTAATGTTGGTACAGATATAATCTCGTATTCACCATCTACTGTCGCTGCAGCTATACCACCTATAGTTGCACTAGTGCTAGATATGGTAACATAATCACCCTCGCTGGCTCCGTGTGAGGAGTGTGTTACAGTAATTATTGATGAGCCACTGGTTGTTGTAAAACAACTGGTGATATTTGCGTCTAATCTTGTTGGTGTTGCATCAAAGAAAATACCTTCACTGTATACATACAGTTTTTTGTTGGTGCCAAACATATCGTAGGCTGTACCATCTAGTGAGTTCCAAGCTAATTGTGCTCTCGCAACTCCTATAAAGGTAGTGTCAGATACCTTTTCCCAACCACCTATTTTTTCAGGATATTGATATCTAAACCTGACTTTGTCTCCGTCTATCCATTTACCTTTAGATGAGATTTCAGTGTTCTGTTTATCAAATCCAGGTGCAAACTGTACTTTTGTGTACGGCATTATTTTCCTGTTGCTATAAAGAAGTTAACTACTGTAAAAGGTTGCATTAATGCATTACTAAAATCACTGCCAGAGCCAATATTACTACCACTCTGCATAGTCTCAAAACCACCTGTTGCACCCAAACTTCTAGAGGATAAACCAGAACCAGAGCCAGAACCTATTGGTGCTCTACCCTGTAGGTCTGGTAAGTTAAAGGTTGATGAGCCATCTCCTGTGCCGTATGTAGTTCCTATAGCTGTAAACAACGCTGAGTATGTTGTTCTACTGACTGCTTGTGCATTACATAATAAATATCTCTTTGTTGAACTGTCTGATTTTGTAGGCTCTGATGAGAAAGCAGCCATAATAATACCACCCGCTGGAACTGTATCCTTAATATCTTGACCAGAACCGCTGAATAAATTACCAGTGATAGTAGTGGATGCTG